ATAAGATTTGTATCTTGCGCCAAGTATGCAGTGCATCTTGCTTCACTTTGAGAATTGTCAGGCTCACATAGAATGAAACCCTCATCTGCGATCAGCATCTCCTTTGCATAGTACGGGATGTTTTGAACCTGTGTTCCGCACCAAAAATTGGATTTACTGCTGGCCATTCTTTCTGTTTCTGTCCCGAATGGATTTATACTGTATAGCATCCTCCCATTCTTCTGGATAAAATCAAAGTAGGTACTGATGGCTTTCCTGTTTTCTCTGTACTTGATAATCCTGCTGGTCATGGCAAAAAGGATAGGATGCTGTTCCCCTACCGCTGAAAGATTCTTTTCATCCGTTCCCCTAATGATTCTCTGCTTCTTTCCATCCACTTTCTTAAACCCAATCTTCGGGTCTTTTGCTCCAAGTATATCGTATATGTAGGTTTGAACCTGCCTGTAAGAGCTTGGATTAAAACCTGATGGTTTCTTTGCATATATATCTCCTTTATCATCTGCGATTACCTGAAGTTCCAGAAGCATCTTATCAACTACGATCTCTCGTTCAGCACGCAATGCTTTTCTTTTATCATTATCAATGAGGAACCCCTCGAATCCACAGTAAAGCGAAGGATAGACCAGTTTGAATTGGGTCGCATAATTGCGTCGAGCGTAGATGGGCAGATGTCTAAGATAGTACAGGCAAATCCTTGCGGTGTTGAATGTATCCCTTCCATTGTATTCCCAATATTGACGAATATCCCCACTCCTGGAAGCCTCTTTTGCCTGCTGTTTCCATTGCCTATAGTCTGGCAATGTAATTGAAGCAACAAAATCAAGGCTCTTTGGTAGAGATACATATTGTGCATGGGCCATTCCCATAGTATCAAGGCAGAAGTTTCTTGGCCATGCCCTATATACTATTGAATGGAGACAGTCATACATTCCGTTATGCATACACTTGGGAATATCCGTAGCATTTATTTCCTGCATGAACAGGATTGCCTGCTTGAATTCCCAGTCTGATATCCAGTGGGGTTCCATAAAATTGAAAAAGGGAAGAACATATGTGACAAACTTCCCTGCTCGTGTAAATGCTGTATATGAAATACAGGTGATAATGGTTGTGCCATTCTCCACCGCATCCGCTATTTCATCATTCTCTTCTGAAACCATAGTTCCTTCAGGGGAGACTGTCACTGTTTCAATGTCGTAAACAAGGAACAGAGAATCCTTGAGAACTATCTTTGCCTCTTTGAAAGTGTCCAAGGTTTCCAGAACCTTGAAGGTGAATTCTTTGTTGGTCTTTTCTTTCAAGTGATTAAACTTTTTAAGGTCAGTTTCTAAAAGAAAACGCCCATGATCCGCAGTGTTTATCTGTGCAAGAGAGTTGCCAACAATAACAGGAATTGAATAATCAAGCCGACTGCCACGATATTCATTAAGAGTTGGAGTCCCTGGCACAACATTGGCAAGGGTTTTCTCATTACATAGAAAAATACCATGGCACCCACTGGTTTTTGCCAGGTCAATAAGTTGGGAAATTGAGTGCGTTCTTGAGGTAGAAAGTGCCTCATATCCTTGCTCCTTTATATAATATCTTAGGACATTCAAATAGTTCTGTTCTAGTGGATCATAATTCACCAGAATTTTCATTACTTGTTCCTTTTGATATCACGATATACACGTTGGAAAGAGCCGTTTGGGTATTTGAAAGTTGTTGGAATCTTTCCCCTTTCTCTCTTAAATTCGATATCAATGAGAGTATACTTCATCACAATTTCAACTCTCACCAGATCAGTTTTGGCCAACATCTTACGGATTTTCTTGCAACGTTTTGCGTTCATTTTCTTCTCCAAAAGGTAAAGGGAAAGGGATTTCTCCCCCTCCCCATAGTTTAAGTCTTACTCAGCTGAAGGTGCTGGGATAATACGCAGCCTCAACCAGTTAGTCACATTGCCGTTTTTATCCTTGGATTTTGTGTAGCTGATGCGTCCATAGAATTCAATTTCATTGGCAAACAGCTCGAACGTATCATTAAGAGTCATGCCATCCATTGTTTCCAGATCGCAGATTTTCCGAGCTTCCCGTTTGAAAAGTTCCAGCCCTTCTTTTGTTCCCTGGAAATTCATGGTGAAAAGACTCCCATCAGGAACAGGCGGCTCATCATAGGAAGAAAGCTCCAGAGTTTGTGTAGTTGCAATAACCACACGGATGGATTGCTTAACTCCATCCTCATTTTCAAACTTGGCAATCTTTCCTGAAACTGTTTTCAGCTTGTAATCACCAGCGGGAGGGTTGATATATTCTGCTGCTTCCTGGAAATCATCCAGGGTTTCGTCAGCAATAGATTCCAGATCGAGGAGGGTAGACACTTTGCTCATTTTGATTCCTTCTTAACAGGTTGTGGTTTGGGTTTTGGTTTCTTGCTTTTGCAGGGTCTTGGTGTTACATTAAACGGCTGCTTATGTGGATAATGTGATTTTTCCATTTACTTTATGATGCCTCCTTTAACTAAGATTTCTGCCATAGTAATCTCAGCAGCAGATTCCACTTTGATTCCGAGTCGCGATTTGGTTTGTGTATTCAAAGCGTAGGTTGTGCTTGATCCTCCTACATGCTTTTTGTTTCGCACCTCCAGATTAACAATGGTTCCGAAATACTTTCCTACTCGTGTGGAGAAATTCTTGGTTCCCATGAGTGGATAGATTTTTGTACGAAGGAGTGTTTTATTCACTCCTGTTCCTGAGTATTCCTCATCGTAAAGTGTGTGAGTTAGAACTACGAAATTGGTATTCTTTCCTAGTTGAACTACCTGTAGGATATTCTTCAACCAGTTATTGATTGTTCCCCACTCCTGAATCTGTAGGATTGCATCTTCTGGCTGCCCTTTTAAGAGAGCATTTACCCCACAGTCTGCAAGCTGAGAACCTGTATCAATAATTACCAACTCATTGTGATTCATCTTGTTGAGGTTAAAGATCTGTGTGGGTTTTCCTTCTTTTGGGCAAGCAAGACAATTGATGCGCCCATGTTCTTCACATAGCACTATGTCTTCCTTTGCTGAGAACATCTTCAGCATTGTGCTCATTACATGGGGATCTTTTCTGGTGTCACAGATTCTGAACAGTTGGATCTTTTGCAGGGCAGAATCAGGAAGGCCCATTGAAAGGATTGTATCGTGCCCATTTTCCAGGTCCAGATATACGACTCTTTCTATTGCAGGAATCAAAGCTGCTGTTGCTGCCAGTCTTGTTTTTCCGCATCCAGAATCTCCGTATATCAGAATAGAGTGGCTGGAAGATTGCTTTTCTCTCGCCTTTTTTAGGGCTAGCATATCCATATCAATCCTCCCTTTTCTTTCGTGAGAGATATTTCCAAAGCGCCTCCCCCACGGAAATAAACCACAGAATCCCCAGGAAAAGAACAATGAATTCAAGGAGAGTTAGGATCATTTAATTTCCCTTGCAATAAGTTTGGCATATCCTGCAATGTCATCCCAATGATCTTTGATGTCGGGGTCTCCTGCAAGAATCCGGCCAATCTTATGTGCGATCATACCAAGAGATTCCTTTTGTGTCGCACGAAGATATGGCCAACCTGGTGATTGTTTCATTTGATACTTGATTGCATCAACAATAATTGCAAGGACTTTGAAATCCCCATGAGTCTTTTCACGTTCCGCCAGGATTTCTTCCGTTCCTTTCTCTATGTTTCTGGAGCAAATAGGCTCTTCTTCCTTATTCATCCCCAAGGTAGAAAGGGATTCCTCTTTGTTCATACAAGGGCCAGGTTTTTCTTTCTTGATTTCAATAAGCTCCTTCTCAGCTGCCAGAAGTTCTTGAACCCTGGTCATAGAAACAGTAATCGTATCCATTTTTCATATCCTTTCCAAGTGATCCTGAATTAGTTCGTCAAGTTTGAAAGTAAATTGATATTCAGTTTCGTCAGGTTCCTCCTTCTTTGGAGTATCCAGAGCATGAAGTCCACAGGTTCCGAATTCTGAACATGGTCTGTTGAATTTCAGACAGCTCTCCCCACGTTGAGGAAAGATTCCCATTTCCATCATATCTTTCACTCGTTTGACATCCATGCCAAGAGTAATAAAAAAGTTGAGCCGGTCTTTCAGGCTCTTTGGAAAAATCAATGGGATTATCCTTGTTCCATATCCACTCATGTCAGTAATCTGTCCCACAAAATAATATACATCGTAGTCTGCATTCTCCTTTCCTACAATTGCGTCAAGAATAACACTATACCCTATCAACTGATTTGAGTTCATATACAATGGGTCAAGTACATGAAGATTCAATCCAGTTGTTTTGAAATCCAGCACTGCATATCTTCCAGTGTATCTGTTTCGCAGTGCCAAATCCAGATACCCTACATAGTAAAACGTGTCATCAATATCTATTCTGAAAGAAAGCTGAATTGCCTGTTTTCCCTCAAATGTTGCCACTTCCCATTCATCCCGCAAATCATCCAGTTTCGGAAAGGACGCAATGACAAGATTACAGGCTGTCATCTCATTCTTTTTAGTAGTTTCTGGGATTGCAATATACCCATTTTCCATTCCATGGTAGGCAAGATAGCAGTCAAACAGAGCTTTATCTGTGTCCCCTGTAAGGAAATATGTTACGCATCCTGCTTCATATGCGTGACCAAAACAGAAATTCTCATTGGTTCCCCTTTCCCTTTCTCCTTCAAGGAGCCTGTTTAATTGGAAGAGTCTTTCACAGCGGAAGAGAGAACCCATTGCTGAGTGGCTAAGACGAATTTTCATTGGCTGTTATCTCCATGACCCCCTCAATTAGGATGGAATTAAATCTCGTGTCCAGCTCTTCCTGGCTTTCATTCTCAGAGGTGGTGGATTCTACTGTCTTGTTGAAAAAAGACCGCATATCCTTTTCATTTACCTGCCCTACGAATCCCACTTTCATTGTCTTCCATCCTTTCTAAATACATGAAATCCCCCTGGAAATGGATATGATCCAGATGTGTAACTATTACTTTATACTCTGGGATTAGTTCTCCATCTTCCAGAGGGTCAAATTCTGGATGGGAAGCTACTAACATTATTCGATCACAGTAAAATTGATATACCTTGTCCTGAACCCATAGCATTTTATAAAGCGCAATCTGCAGGTCCTCGGCTAACATAGGAGAAATTTTTACTATGCCTAGCCTTCTTCCTATACTTTCTCGCATGATTTTCCTTCCTGCTGACTATGATACCACAGCATATGTTTTAGAGTTTCCAGTATTTTCGGATTCAAGAAAACCAGTCTGATCAAATCATCCGGGCCGTCAAATCTGATATCTGCCCTGCGTATAGCTTCATTGTAGTAAAGTCGCAGGTCACTCCCGAGTGCTTCCATTGGAGTATCATATTCAGTGGAATCCTCTGCTATGTATACTACTCTAGTTACCTGTTTCATTAGTCAATATCCTCCAGAACTACTTCTTCCTCAGGGATTGCCAGGGTAACAACAATATTGATCTTCAGTTCCTTCCTGCGAATGGCTTCCATCTTGAAATAGACAAGAGAAGTACTTTCCAACTTGCTCGTAGGAATATCAATTCCGTGAATCTTTGCTACAGCCGCCAGATAGGGAATGACAAAAGATTCATTTTTCAAATTGCCAGATGCAAATTCATCCAGCAGAAATTTCACTGGAAGATATTCTGCGGCTGAGAGATTCATGTTGATAAATTTCGTGCTCATTTCTGTCTCCTCCAAAATTCAATTCTGCTATCCAGGATTTCTGTGTATGAAAGCATCACACTTTTTTGCATCAGAAGTAGAGTCTGCTCAATACTTGATAATTGCTTGAATATGGGATTAAGTTGGATAAAACAGTCTAATGCCGCTATTTTGGTATCCAACTCCTCTTTTTCTTTTATAACTCGTGTCTGATAATCATTCATTTCTGTTTCCTCGCAAAGAAAGCATTGATTGTTGAATCGAGTTCTGCATCTACCAGAAAAACATTCCTGTCATGGGGAGATTGGTAAATTCCTCGGTATCCTTTCTTGAGTGTTTTAATTCGTATCAGCTGATAGGAACCAGCCCCTGGCTTGAACTCAATGAACTGTTCCTTTAGCCAGTCCTGTAAGTTTTGAAGCTGGTCAATTGGGAAAGTGACCACTTTAGAATCATTCCAGAGAAAGATCCGCAGAGAGATCTATTTTTACTGCGGTCGGTTTTCTTCCAGTTGGTTTCTTGATTTCCGCCAGTGTTTTTGCACCAAGCATCAATTTCTTAATGCAGGCAACCATCAGACCAATATCTTCCGGAAGTAAAAGCTGACAGGCTGCCGGATTTTTCAGGAGAACTGTTTTCAGATCATCCATTTCCGTTTTTATTTCCGCCCCTGAAAGTTCCTCCAGTTGCTTGATCCTTGCTTGTATTTCAAGTGCCAATTGTTCGTTTTCATTCATCTGTGAGTTCCGCCCTTGGATCAAATGGAATTTTGAATATTTTAATGACAGCCTTTTTAGTGGCCCTGACTGTTAGATGAACAATTCCAACTATTTCCTCATCTTGTTTCTCCTCGAATTCAAGTGTTACTCTGTCCCAGGTAAGTTTATGCCTGTTGGCCCTTCTTCTGATGCTCTGCTTTGCATTGATGATTCCTTTTTTTACTTTCGCCACCATTTCCTGCTGGATTGCAATAGTGGTGGAACCTTTTGCCAGAGCCTCCCCGAAAATATCCTGAAAGGATACCTCTTCATAATCATCTTCCATATCTGAAAGATCTACGTCCATTCCATACTCCTTTCCGTATCAATAATGACGCTCTCAGAAATTCCTGAGAGCCGTGAAATTGCCCCTGTTAATCCATTTCCTTCCAACACACTTAACCTCCTTTCTTTTATCTGGAGTGTATCTTCTAATGGTTTAAGATACTCAAAAAGCCAGTATGGAACTGTCCAATGTGCGTCAGAGTCTTGGCTGGTCTCTGAGAACTTAAGAACTAGGGAAAGATAAAGAACCAATGGAAAGGCTGTGCGGCCATTGGCGTTCTCTTTTCTTTCCCTCAACTGCTCAAGGAAGTTCATTCAACGTTGCCTCTAGGAATTCCTTCAATTTTATATTCTTGTACCTTGCAGATTGGTCCATGAGTTCATAACGAATTACTGCAAGTTGAAATCTTTGTAGTGACTGAATAAGACCCTTTTCCTTGAGAAGGTCATCATAATACGTCAGTTGATAAACCATTTCTATCCCTTTCTACAAAAGATTCCTTCGATCATCTTATTGGAATTGAAAAATTCTACCTTTTCCCGGATGGTATCCCCTTTCAGCCGTCTGGTTGCAATTGCTTTTTCTAGCATGAACTTCTTGGCCACGATTGTAACCTTCTCTGCCGCTCTGGTAACTGCGGTATAAAGAAGTTCATTAAAAGCCATTATGGAATGGTCTTTATGCAAGACAATAATAACATGCTTCCATTCCGAACCCTGGCTTTTATGCACTGTCAAAGCATATCCCAATGTGAAATTGCTCATTCCAAGATCACCTGCTTTTGAAAGAGCCAAGGTTTCCCCTGTCTCAAGTTCAATCTCTACAACATGGCTGGCCTGATGAGTTAGTTCTTTTAACTGTTCCGCTGTTAGGGACTCCAGATTGTATTCCACTGTAACAGAATCATCATCTTCCTCATCCTCTAGTTCATCCACTCCTTTCAGTTTCCCAAATCGGTCCATATTGAAAGATGCAGGCTTTGTTGCCCTTCCTGAATATAGACCATTTCTGTGAATACGGGTTACAGTTCCTACCTGCTTTGCATACATGATCTTATCGCCAACTGCCAAGTAGAATTTACGAACTCCGGCAATTATTTCAAACACTTCCCCAGGATTCACAAAGCCTGCAATGTGATTATTCAGATTGTCCGTTCCCAGAGCACCCACATTGAAAGGGGAAAGAACAATATCCTCTGCTGGATTATATGTTCCCTCTTTAAACCATTTTTGCAGGCTGTTTATTAAAAGCAGGGAGGTAATGTTTTGTCCATGCTGCTTTTCCCCTCCTTCAATAATCTTGAAATCTGGTGCAATTTCCAGAGGTTTTCCTTCAAGGATATTATGCGCATTCTTTAGGACTGTGGAGTTGAATTTCTGACGATAAACTGTACGGAGTTCCACAATTGGAAGCTGCACCAGTGCATAGTTAAGGATTGATGGCCCAAATACTGGTGGGAGCTGGTTAATATCCCCAATGAAAATACACTGGGTTTCATGCATCATCGCATCATAGACCTTTTCCCAAAGGGTAAGATCAATCATGGAGGCTTCTTCAAATGCAATAACTTTTGTTGTCAAAGGATTGCCTGAATCCCTAGCTGGAATGAAGCGCATGGTTTCTTTTTGTTTTTCGTCATCCCAGTAATAGACTGGCGCAAATTCCAGGAGGTTATGGATAGTTGTGATATTGTGGAAAAATCTATCTTCCAATTCCTTATCCTTGCAGATGGCTTTCTTACTATTTCCTGTTGCAACTCGAGTATAGGAAACAACTGCCGCTGCTGGACCTTCCACTCTCTCACCAGTTCCCTGGATACGGAAAATATGACTGGCCTTTCCATTATTTTTCAAGATGGCTTTTACAATCTCCCGCTCCGTGGTTGTCTTTCCTGTTCCTGCTTTTCCAATCAAGCAGAAACTTTTTCCTGCTAGTGCAAGCTCCACTGCTTGGGATTGATCAATGTCAAGTTCAATATCCAGGGAGAAGGTTTTTTCTTTCTGACTTATCGGTTCCTCGATTTTGATTGTAGGATTGGTTCTGGATGGGAGAACAATTCCTTTTCTTGCGCAAAGTTCAGCTAGTGTGATGGCCATGATGGTTCCTTTCAGTGATTAATTTGTGCCCAACTTCAAGGGTTCTATTTCTAAAACCCTTTGAGTTGAGAATTAAATTTCCAGCCTTGTCTCAAGTGCCGGACCAAGGATTTTGCAGAGAACCGCCTTTTGTGCGGCTTCCTTGGATTCAAAAAATCTCCCAGAACGATAAACTTCCCCATTGTCAGTCATGTAATTATACTGGTGGAGAGTTCGTTTTTTGATCCTATATTCATAACAAAAGAAATCAAAGCCTTCAAGAGATAGGTTATCCCTCCACTGTTCCGTTGAGTTTACCTTCCTGAATTCAAGTCTTTTTCCTTCTTTCTGAGCCTGGATCATAGCGATCATTTCATCGTAGGTCATTTCTCTTTCTTATCCTTGTTGATTTGAGAAGTACATCCGTTGCAATAACATCCTACTCTGTGATGGTAGAACCATCCTCTTTTTTTCATTGCTGTAATTGCCTCAATTGGTGGAAGACTTCCACATTTCGCTTCCACTCCACAATTGTCGCATTTGAGAATCGTCTGTTTTATGATGCCCATTTTTCCTACTCCTCTATTTCTATTTCGATCATTGTGTGATCAAGTCGTCTGAGAACTGTTGCATATGGGAATACTTCTTGACATTCCTCAAAAGTTTCAAAGAATTCCCCTGTAGCAAAGTAACTATTTTTGCTTTTGATCTTACAGAAGAATTGGTACAGTCTTTTGATCTGTTTTACTTTTGGCTTGATCCTGTATTGGGTTTGATTGAAGGAAAAAACCGGTTCTCCAACGCGCATCCATGGTCCTTTTTGATTCCAAGAACTCCTGCACTCGATTGCCTTTCCTTCCTTATAAGCCTGAAGGATTTCAATCATTTCATCCACTGTATTATTTACCATTTCTTCCTATTCCTTAAAATAAAGTCCCCGAAATCAGACTCGAACTGATATGCTTTTCAGCGAGGGATTTTAAGTCCCTTGTGTATACCTATTTCACCATTCGGGGAGTTTTTTTTTGCTTCTTACCAAGAGCTTCAAAGATTCTGAAACTTATTTCTGCACTGGTTGTAAGTGTGGTTTTCAGATCAATGGGAATTGCATGCATTTCCTGTATGAGTATCAAGCCAATGGCATTGATGGCGAATATCTCCCTGGCTTTTTGATGATTTACACTTTTGATAAATTCCTGATAAGCATCCTCTGGCATGATTCCCAGTTCCACCAGCAATTCCAGGATATTCTCTTTAGAAACAATTGTTTGGTTGTCCATAACTTAGTTCTCCGGTTGAAAGAAATTGCACCAGGCTGCATCTTTCAAGTTGTCTGTTATATCTCGCTGGATTCTTGTATCAATCCAACGATTTTCATCAGTGCAAATTGCTGTCGTGACTGTTGGTTTTCCTTTCTTTGTATATTGGAGGATAACTGGGATATTCCTTTCGGGGAGGAATTGATTGGCTAGGAAGAACATTTTCTTTTTCCCTTCTTTCTGTTGATTTTCTGAACCTTCCGTGAGAGAAGGTATTCTTTAATCATCGGAATCTTCCAAAGAATCTTCTTCAAAGAATCCAAATTCATCTGCCAGCTCCCTTTCTTCATGGATGGAAATAGGACCAGAAGTTCTGATCCTGTTGTACTCTTTCCAGTTTTTGTCCTGTTCCTTTTTGACTCGTTCTTCCCAGGTTAGGGCTTTTTTATACTCTGTTGGATTTAGATGGCCCATTGTTTTTTTGTTTCCTTTCTGTTATTTGATTTCGAAATTTCTCTTTTCGATCATTTCAATCAGTTCCTTGACCGGATAAACTGCATGTGGAGAACCCTTTTTCCTGACATGCTGGATTTCTTTTGTGTAGGGATATTCCCTTGAAGTGAAAGGACAACTGTTAGGTGTCAGGTAATAACCAGCTTTCCCTGAGATAATTATTCGTTCCATACGCATTTCCTTTTTATCCATATGGAACGTAACATGGTGGCAGTAGTTTGGATTCTCTTTGATTAGGGAATCCAGTTTTTCCGCCAATTCCTTCAGTTGTTTGGGATTTTCAAGGATGTTCATTTTATTTCCTTCCTTTCTTTTAAGATTCGCACAACTGCATAAGCCGGACCACCTCGCAGCGTCTGGAATGAAACAAGGACTTTCATCGGAAGGTCTTCCAGGATGATTATCCCATCATCTAACTTGTCAAAACAGATTGTGTATGGAAACTTCCTGTTTATGATAACTCCTGAATCTACTTCCTCTGCTGTCAGGGTATGTTCCTTAATGAAGGCACGAAGAACTTCAGAACCCCTTCCCCTTAGTGAAAATTCGATCATTGCTGGACTCCTTTTTTCTTCTGCGCCAGTTGTTCAAGGAAGGAAAGCTTTGGCGCATCTGTTTCTATTACTTCATCTTCCAGATCAATTTCTTTACCCTTGTCAATGGAGGAGAAAAGAACCGCCAGTTTGTCTGCTGTCTCATTTTCTTTCTCTGACAGATAGAGGATATACTTTGTTTTCTGTTCTGCCGTCAGTGTTTTAATGTTTTCATCTGTCATGAGCCAAAGGAAAATACCTGCCGCCTTATTGCTGATGATTTTTTCTGCTTGGAGGGATTTCGTCAGTTTCCTGATTGCTGTTACTATTGTTAGTTTAAGCCGAGATGAAACTGCTGGTTTGGCTTGTTCTTCTGTTTCCTGAGCTTCTTTCTTGGGTGCCTTCGGCTTCGTCTCTGGGAGTGCCAGGTCAAGGATTGTCTGGATATAAGCAGGGAAATCAGTATTCTGGCAAAAAGTAATATGTGGGAGTCTCTCTGCCAGGATTTTCTTGTCTGCCTTGCTTTCCACTACTTTCTTGACAGAATAAAGACAATCCACAAGTTTCTCAGTGGGTAGGGAGCAGAGAATCCTGTTGCTTTCATATGCTCTGTAGGAAAATGTCCGTTCCACAAGACAGGCAGATTCAAGGAGAGAAAGAATTGTCCCGGCCAGGATTTCATCGGATAGTGCAAGTTGCCCTCTTCTGGAAAGTTGGGAGATTTTGATTGCATTCCTATATTTTCCGATCGGATTCTCATATTCGAATTCAATGGGAAGGGAAGGGATAAGCAGGAAGATAGAAATTCCTGTTATGGGGCAGGTTGCACTGCTGGTTAGGGATTTCCTTTCCCGGTGGATTCTCTCTTGGTTTCCCTTTATTGATATGGAAATCGGGATTCTTATATCTTCTTTTCCAATTGGAGTCTTTTCCTGTTCTTGGGTGCCTTCGGCTTCCTTATCCAGAAACATGAGATTTCCATAGTTATTTGAGAGATTGTTCATTTGGTTGTTTCCTTTCTTTTGGCTTGGAAATTGGATAATGGGTGTCAGTGGTTAGGGTACCACACTGGTGGCATGGAGTCAAGGGGGACAGGTAAGCCATTGATCCGTAAGGTCATTTTGGGTCATGCCCCATCGTGGTGCATCGAGGACCGATCTACCGATCTACCGATCTTATCAATCTATTGATCCACCAATCTTAGAATCTCATAAACCTGAAGAGGACAATCTACCAATCTCATCAATC